TTGTGTCAGGTCCCTTGGGTATTTGTCGAGGCAATCTTAGACGACAAGCCACGTGCGCGGCTGGTGGTATACCACGACGGTACGCCAGGCGATCCAAACAGGCTGTCCTGTCGGGTGGACCCGCTACCGTCCTGGGGAACGTACCAGGAGCGGTTAGTGCCAGGCCATGAGATCACTGAGGGGGTCCAGGCGATAGGCCGCTGCTTTGTGGCCAGCGTACATGGCAAGCGTATCGGGACCTATGGAACACCAGAGGAAGCGGCCCATGCCAGGAGTGCATGGCTGCTGGTCCATAGTGAAGGGCCAGCCTAGCATGACGACTGATTGTTAGGTTGTCGCGTAGCGCATTGGCGGTATAATACCTATGTGGACCCACAACGCTTGCTGCTCCTGGCAGAGCAGGTCATAGCGAACTGCGGCAATGGGCTGGCTGAAAAGGCAGTGTGGCACGTCATATCTACTGGATCAGCCAACCACGTAGGTGCCGCAGAGGAAGTATATCGACCCCAGGCTTTCATGGCGGGCATTCCATGGCAGCTTGGGGTTTTTCTATGTATGACCCATGCCCCATACGCGGGCCTGGTGTGGCTACGGCTGCCCAGTGGGGTGCTGCCACACCCCTGTGGGTCCACCCGACGACTACTCCCGACAGCACAGGCTGTCTATGGTGACAGGGCTGGCAAACGGCAGCGCGGACCTACTCCTCCCCCGTGCATGGCCTGGGCAGATCGGGCCACGGCCCTGTCATATGTGCCACATTCCAGCCCCCTGGTGAAGACGAATGCCCCAGGGTGGTGTTGTGTTTGCACGTCCAGGTTCACAGGGGCCGTCATATGACCAGGAAGGTGGCACTGCTGACGATCCTGGTACTGGCCTGTGCCCTGGTGGCTGGGTGTGCTGATCCGTACACGATAGACGCCAGGGTGACAGGGAAACACTACCAGGCCACCTATACCTGGGTGCAGATGATCCCAGTGGTGTCAGGCAAGGTCATCACCATGATCCCCGTGGTACAGCATGAACCAGAACGGTGGACCCTGGCCGTGTCCTGGCTGCACAATGCCAAGGAAGCCAAGGGGACAGTCCAGGTGGACCAGGTGACCTATGACCGCATGGCCGTGGGCATGGTGGTCCAGGTGAAGGTTGTGCCAGGGTGGCGGGTTGACCTGGCCGAAGCCGGGCACTGACATGGGCAAGCCGAAGCTGGATTGGCAACGCATGGCCAACGCCTACATAACGGGTCCAGATACAGTTACCAAGCAGTCCCTGGCCGTTTTGTTTCATACCAACCGCACAACGGTCAGCCTACGGGCAACGGCTGAGGGGTGGGACAAGCAGCGCGAGGTATTCAGGGCCAGGGTGGCTGAACGTACCCAAGACAAGAAAGCTGATGTCCTGGCCACAGCGGGGGCCGCCTGGGATAGCAGATGTGCTGCCGTGGCCGCCAAGATCATGGACTTGGTGGACCAGGAATTACAGGGGGTGCCCTTGCTGATCAATGGTAAGCCCGTCCTGGACCCTGACGGCAACCCGATCATGCGGCGTATGGCAGCCAAGGACATTGCGAGTGCTGCCAAGATTGCCCAAGACATGGGCAAGGCCACCCTGGGGGAAAACCCCAACAACAACCTGGCCGTGACCCTGGCCGATGAGGTCAAAAAGGCGTTGGTGTAATGGACCCCAACAAGGTGTGCAAGGTGCTAGAGCATATTGGGCACATCAGGACCCAGGCGGGTGTCCTGCCCTTGGGTTTGTTCCCCTGGCAGCGGGAGTTTATCGTCACCGCCATGACCAATGACCATACGGTCTTGCTGAAAAGCCGCGACATCGGGGCTTCGACGGTGACCACCTGCCTGTACACCTTCCTGACCATGGTGGACGGGGGGGACTTTGCGATCGCCAGTTACAAAAAGGACAGTGCCAAGGCCCTGTACGAGACAGCCAAGGTGTTCCTGGACAACCTGCCGGAACCCTGGAACTTGTTGGGCCGTCGCGTGGTCAGCACCGATTACCATATGATCCTGGGCAATGGTGCCCACATCACGGCCATGGAAATGTCGCCACGGGTAGGCCGATCGTTCCGAGCTAAGCGGCTCCTAGCGTCCGAGCTGGCATTCTGGAATAAGGCCCAGGATTGTTGGGCCGCCATTACGGGGTCCGGCATAGCGGGGACCAGCATTGTGGTAGAGTCCACCCCCAATGAGTTGGGGGAAGGGGCCCTGTTCGAGCAGTTGTACCGTAACCCCGCCTGGACCCCCGTGACCATGGATTACCATGGTAATCCGGCGCATACCCCTAGCTGGCGTGAAGCCAAGCTGGCCGAACTGAACGGGGATACCCTGCGGTTTGCCCAGGAATATGAATGCAGCCTGGACAAGTCCAGTGGTGCCAGGACGGTCCTGCCCATGGGGGACATCCATGCTGCTATGGCCCGTACCGTTGACGACACGGGCCTGGACCCCGTGATCGGGGTGGACGTGGCCAGGTATGGCGACGACGCGACGGTGATTGCCAAGGGCACCATGTTGCGGTGCCATGAGCTGATCCGGCTACGCAAGCAGTCTACTACCCAGGTAGCAGATCGTGCGATCCATGAGGCCCACAGCATGGCCGATGCACACCCTAGGCACGTGCTGCCTAGGACAAAGGTGGACGTGGTAGGCGTGGGGGCTGGCGTGTATGACATGATACGAGCGGCGGGCATACCAGCCGTTGCCGTCAATGTAGGGGCTGCCCCCCAACACAAGTACCTGGGGTCCCGTCCCTACAACCAGGTGTATGCCAATTTGAAAGCCCAACTGTGGTTCGAGCTGCGCGACCGCTTGGGCACGATCCAGCTACCCCATGATGAGGAGTTGGCCCGCCAGTTGGTCTGCCAGTACGGGTATGACCGCGAGGGCCGCTATACGGTGGAAGCCAAAGACCAGGTACGGCAGACGTTGGGCCGATCCCCCGATGATGCTGACGCGGTGGTCCTCATGTTTGCGAATATTGCGCCTGAGTTCGTGGCCGCGTAGGGGGCGTATGTGAAAACACTGGGAGAACTGATATTGGCGCGGGAACAGCGAGCGATCAAGCGCAAAGGGACCATGCCCCAGGACGTGGTGCAGCGCATGTTGTGGACTGGCTCAGCGAAGAATAGGATCACCGACGCACGGGGGGCCCTGGAACAGAACGTGTGGGTGGCCCGCGCCATACGGACCATAGCACAGAAGGGGGCCAGTGTTCCTTGGCAACTGGTGGACATGAAAGGGGAAGCGTCTGAGCCAGCCGCCAAGAAGTTGCTCCAATGCAACCCCCTGGAGACATGGGGTGAGCTGATCCAGCGCGTCCTGGCTTGGCAATCGCTGTCGGGGTTCGGGGTGCTGTATTATGAGGCCCCCTACCTGTATTCCTATGAAGCGGACCAGGTAGAAATCACGAGCCAAAGCGGGTGGCTTGCCCTACGGTACCACCAGGCAAATGGCGTGACGGTACCCCTGCAAGCCGAGAAAGTGGTGATCTGCCCAGGGTTCAAGCCGTTCTACACCTTGACGGGCGTAAGCGACTTGTTGCCTGCCATGGACGCGGCCAACCTAGAGGAAAACGCGCTGCACCTGACGAACAACATCATGACCCATGGCGGTATTCTGGCGGGCCTGTTGACGACGGACCAGGACCTCGAAGATGAGGATGTCAACGCGGTCAAGGCCGTGTTTGAGGCACGGTATGGCGGGATCGACAACAGCGGCCAGGTGGGTGTCTTTGGCCGTGGGTTGAAGTGGACCCCCTTGGGTGTCGATCCGTCCACGTTTGCAGCCCTGGACATAGCCAAGTTGACTAGGCCACAGATCGGGGCCGCTTTGGGTGTACCTGGCATGTTCCTGAACGACACCGAAAGCGTGGACTATGCCAACAGCCGGACCCAGGAACGCATCCTGTATCGTGAGACGATACAGCCCAAGTGCGATCTACTGGCTGCACGGTTGACCAGGTTCCTGCTGCCGATCATGGGCCTGGGGGCCTATGCGTTCCAGTTCGATTGGAGCCAGGTTGACGTGCTGCAAGAGGACAAGTTGACCCAGGCCCAGGTGGCCCAGGTTCAGGCTCAGGTGGATCAGATCAAGTTGAACAGTAGCGTCGTTACGATCAATGAGTTGCGGATACGGGACAATCTGCCGCCTGTGCCGTGGGGAGATCGGCCTATGGTCAGTGCCATGCTGGTGCCCATTGCTGATACCAGCGCGTCCAACTCCCCGCCTGAACCCGAACCAAAGCCAGAACCCACCCCGCCTGATGACGCGGGCAAGGCCTGGGCCCTGATGTTCGGGCAGCCTAAAAAAAAACAACTCAGCCATGAGTCCCGAAAGGCATACTGGATGACGTTTGCATTGAAAACCGTACCCCAGGAACGCAAGTTTGGCCGCGAGGTCATGGGGGTGTTCCGCAAGCAGGGCAAGCGGGTAGTGGCTGCCCTGGAACGCCACGGGCCGAAGGGTAGCAAGGGCGGCACCCAGGACTGGGTAGATGATGCGTTGGGGGACGGGACCGACTATGCCCAGGCTACCAGGTCTGTCTATACGTCGTTCGGGATGCAGGCGGCTGAGGACTTTCAGGCGCAGTGGGGCTTGGCCAACAAGCTGGACCCAAGGGTATTCCGAGCCTGGATCGACAAGCGGCAACTCCAGGTCAGCAAGTACCTGGATGAGACGACAGGTAACGATGTGCGGGACATCCTGGCGCGGCTGTCGGCAGAGGGGCAGGGCATACCAGACATGATAACCGCTATCCAAGGCTACTTTGACGGGGTGGGGTACCGTGCTGAACGGGTGGCGCGGACGGAAGTGATCGGGACCAACAACTTTGCCACCATAGAAGAATACCGCGAGAATGGCGGGGAAGCCAAGGAATGGCTAGCCACTCAGGACATGGCCACCAGGGACGCGCACATGGAAGCGGACGGCCAACAGGTACCGATCGATGAGCCCTTTACCGTCGACGGGGAACAGTTGGACTACCCAGGGGATGCGGCGGGCAGTCCTGGCAACATCGTCAATTGCAGGTGTACTTGGCTGCCCGTGATCGGTGGTGCCGCCAGCAGTGTCCCGCTGCCCGAAAGTGAGGATCATACGCCAGTGAATATACCTGACGATGAACCCCTGGTGCAGCCCGTGCCCGTGAGCCAGCCAATCCCGCCTGAACCGCCATTGCCCGATCGCTACGTCAAGGGCATGGAAAACTTGAAAGCCGCCATGAAAGCCAAAGGGTATGACTTGCCCCAGGACGTGCAGGATCATGTAGACCGCATGGCCAAGGTCATTGGCGACAAGGCCCCTGCCGTCATCGTGGACAATCGTTCATCGTACTATGCGGCTGGTGAAGTGCATATCTACGTGCCGTCCAAGCTGGTGAACGGTGACCGCGTTGGCGAGGTTGTGGTACATGAAATGACCCATGCCGTTCATGATCTGGCCATTACGCGCAGTGTCGCTGCCGATCCTACCGTGTATGACAAGTTCACGGCCTTGGAGAAAACGATCATAAAGGCACGCAAGGCTGCCGGATTGGTAGACGGCGTACCTTTGGCAGACTGGGCCACGGCGCGGGGGATCACCATACCAGCCGATGCATCCGGCGAAGCCCTGGCAACCGTGGGGGACCTGTGGACCAGCGGGTCCACCGCCAGCCGTACCTGGGGGCACAGCAAGTCCTATTTTGCCAAGCCTGTGCCAGGGTTGGGCAACAGGCACGTCCATGAGCTGTTGGCCGAGTATGTGGCGGGCCGCGACGATCCGTTGATGACCGTGTGGCGCGGGGTGCCCGAGCTGACCCCCGTGTTCGATGCGGTTGACGACATATTGGAGCCGTATGGGGGGTTGCACTGATGACGACACAGCAACGCTTTGAGGACATGCAGGACAAGTACATAGCCAAGTTCGGCAACTGGCCCATGCAGGATGACGACAGCATGTTGCCGCTGGAAGCCATGATCAACCTGGCAGTCTATTGTTTGGACCACGACAAGCCGTATGAGGACTTGACCGATGAGGAATATGAGAAAGCGCGAGCCGGACAATAAGGGGGCCGACATGGACAAGATTGTGCGGAAGTACATTACAGCATCGGTGACAAAAAAGGCTATTGATGCCGAACAGGGGGTGTACGAGGTCACGATCACCACCGATGACCTGGACCGTCAGGGAGAGATCGTTATGCCAACGGGCATGAAAGCCGACAAGTACATGACCAATCCCGTGGTGATGTGGGCACATGACTACACCAAACCCCCGATCGGCAAGGCAATCAGCCTGAAGGTGACCCCTAACAGCGTGATCAGCCAGTTCCAGTTTGACCCCAGGGGGGTGTATGACGAAGCTGACCGTATCCATGACCTGTGGGACGCTGGATACATCAACACGGTGTCGATCGGGTTCATTGCCCTGGACATGGATGCGAGTGCTGCTGTGCCCACGATCACAAGTTGGGAGCTGTTGGAGTACAGCCTCGTGCCCGTGCCAGCCAACGCCAATGCATTGCGGCGTGACCTGGACCTGGTGACCATGGCGGCCAACAAGCTGGACCCGCTGACGGTGCATGTGGATGTCCAGGTCAAAGAGGGCCGCGTACTGTCAGCCCATAACCTGGAGCTGGTGAAGAACGCCATAGATGCACTGACTGCGCTGGTAGAGGCAGCCGAACCACCTGATAAGGCCATGACATCCACAGGAGTGGATGAGGCACCACATACCGAACCTGTGACCGTGCCCGATCCCTGGGCAGCGGTGTTTCACTAGACAAGAAACCCCCTCTGGACAAGGGGAAAGGACCCAAGACATGGAACCGAATGAGGCAAAGAGTCTGATCGTCAAGGAAGTCAGTGAGGCCATTCGGCCCGACATTGACGGCCTGAAAGGTGAGGTCAAGGACCTGGCTGATAAGTTGAACGCGGCCATGGTCAAGCTGACCCCCGTGCCTGGCGTATCCCAGGAGTTTACCCCGCGCCAGGCTGCTGAGGCCAAGGCCGCCTGGTACCGTCAGGTACTGGGCAAGGGGCTGCCCTGGGAAGCCAAGGCCTGGTCAACCGATGTCAGCCACGCTGGTGCTGAGCTGGTGCCCGCATTGGTAGCGGACAGTATTGTCGAAAAGTTGGACAATACACCGTTCCGCAGGCTGATCACCCAGTTCCCGTACTCTCCCAAGGGTACGGTGCCTGCCGAAAACGCACTGCCAACGGCCTACCGTATGACGGCTCGCGGCACAGCCGTCACGGAAGCGGCCCCCACCCATGCGGAGATTACCTACTCGACGTATGGCCTGATGGCCTGGATGGGGCTTGACAACAAGCTCCTGCTGGAAGCTTCCCCGCGTACTGTTGGCTACATCGAAAATGGCTTGGTACGTGCGATCTACCGCAAGGAAATGACCGAATGGACTCTAGGCGCGGGCTCAGGATCACAGCAGATGACGGGCATGGTGGGACGGGCCACGGCCAAGAACATGACCGCTGGCCACGATACCTTGGCTGAGATCGATCTGACGGACGTGAAAAACTTTTACTGGGCCTTGGACGGTGGGTACCTGGACAACGCCAAGCTGCTTGCTCCCGCCACGGTCTTAGCGCAGTTCGAGTCGTTGAATACCACGACCAAGACGGTCATTGATCTGAAGACAAACACATTCATGGGCACAGTACCGATCGTACGTATGCCGGAAACCAGCTTTGACAGCCCTGCAAACGGGAAGGTAGCTGCATATTTCGGCGATCCGAGCTACTACCTGCTGTTCCAGGATGCTCCTGTCAGCCTGGGCGTAACGACGGAAGGTAAGACGGCCATAACCGAGGACAGGACGTTCGTCGCCGCAAAGTGCTACACAGACGGCAACCTGGCACTGGCTGAGGCCATGATCGCGCTGAAGTACCTGACCTAAACAGGGTTAGGCAACCAGGGGGCTGGCAACGGCCCCCCATAATCGGGGGTAGCACATGAACCCAGCAAATGAACAATACATGATCCAGAACGAATGCCACGTCAAGGCCCAGTGGGCCCATGGATGGCGGTACCCCCTTGGCGGCGCGGCTGCTGCATCGGCCACGGGTATCCATGCGGCAATCACCATGACAGAGGCAGCTCAACCTGGTATCGTTGACGACATCACACAGCCAGACTTCCCAAGGGTGCTGACTGTCACAGGCGGTCATGCGGATTGCGCGGGCAAGGTGACGATCCACGGGACCGACATCGACGACAACGTGATCAGTGATGAGATTACGCAAAACGGTGTTGCCACAGTGACGGGAGTCAAGGCATTCAAGTCGGTGACCAGCCTGGACATACCAGCCAGGTCTAGTGCCAATACGCCTACCGTGACTATTGGGACGGCGGCTGTTTTTGGTTTGCCTCTGGTCCTGCCGTCAGTAGATTGTGTTGAAACGTGCGCCGTAGACGGTGTGGCAGAGGCTGTGACATCAGTAGTCATCGATACAGATATTGCCAAGAATGTGGCCGCATCGACGACGGCCCCCAACGGAACCAGGGTAATTGTGTTCAGGGGCTATATCTACACAGCATAGAAGGTGGTGGGTATGAAGTACCTAGTGACGAATAGGTTTCCCGTGCCTAATCAATACGGGTATACGCCAGGCATGATCGTGGACCGTGCACCGGATGACCTGACGAACCGCTACGTGACGAAGGGGTACCTGGAGCCTGCTCCAATGCAGGAGCAGAAAGACGACAAGCAGATCAGGCACGCCAGGGTGAAGTAATGGTAGTAACGTTGGCCGAGCTGAAAGGGTACCTGGGGCTGGACACGGCAGACACGTCCCGCGACACGGCATTGACCAAGCTGGTAAACCAGGCCCAGGGAGAGGTAGAAAATATCCTGGGGTATCCCTTGGAGACTAGCACGGTCACGGCAGAGCAGCGGGACTATGCCCCCGTCGTCATCCCCATGAGGCAACCAGTGGCGAGCCTGACGGCCAAGTATCGGGCCGATCTGACAGATGCGTCACAGGACGTGACGCTGGTGGAATGGACTGACTACATCGTGAGTACGAACGGCTATGGCATATCGAAGATCACCCTGGACGTGGCGCGACTAGAGGCAGATGCATGGTCCAACGCCAAGCGGCTGATCCTGGCATACACGGCGGGGTGGGCCATAGCGTCGGTGCCGGAACCGATCAAGTTTGCGGTGACGATCCTGGCCGCATTCAAGCTACGGCTGAACGATCCCCAGGCACCAGTCCTGGAAGGGGTGCCGATTGGCGATCCGGCCCTAAAAATCATGCCCAAGGTTGTGCGGGAGAACGTGACACCCTACTGCAAATTGAGACTGCCATGAGCGCGACCCCTGAACCGATCCACATAGAGGTCGAAGGGTGGCCAGAGCTGCAAAAGACCCTACAGGCCATGATGGTGGCACTGCCCAAGCAGACCCTGGCGGGGCTGTCAGTGACCGCATCTCGCATTGTGCGCGACGCAAAGAAGCTGTGCCCCGTGAAAACGGGCAACCTACGGTCCAGCATCGGCAAGACCGTAGATCAGAGGAACCTGGAAGTGGTGGTCAGCGCGGGGGCCGAACTGGGGGGCAAGCAGGAAGTGGGGTACGCGGCAGCCGTAGAGTATGGCACCAGCCAGCCCTATGAGATCAGGCCCATTATGGCCAAGGCCTTGTCCTGGGTGGACAAGACCAGTGGACAGCGGGTGTTTGCCAAGTCGGTGATGCACCCCCCCATGCCAGCGCGGCCCTTCTTCACACCAGCCTGCAACAACAATGTCATGAAAGCCCAACAGGACGTGTTTGATGTGATGAAGAAAGCAGTCGACAGTGGCAAACCTGATCTGATCCCAGGGACGGGGGTAAACGATGACTGACCTATTAGATACGGTGATCGCGGCCCTGAAAGGCAGCACGTACCTGGGTCGTGCCGTGTATCGCAACTGGCCGCCAGCGTTTTCTAGCTTGCCTGTGGCCGCTGCCAGTGACAGCAAAGCGGCAGTGGATTGGGGGGACGGGCACGGGTTGCCCGTGTACCGCCATTACGTGACGGTGCATGTGTGGATGCGGGCCGACGATACCAGGTGCCAGGCGATCCATGACGATGTGATCACCAGGGTACAGGGCACGGCCCTGAAAATACGGATGGAACGTCAGATGGACCTGGCTGAGCCTGGGTTGGTCCATGCGGTGACTGAGTTTACGGCCTTGGGGCCAGCATAAGGGGGTAATGGTATGGCTATTACGAACCTGATACCAAACATTGCAGCGGAAGGGCTAGACGACGCTGGTATCCACATCAGTGGCGGGGCCTTGGTAGACTTCATCAAGATCAAGAAGTTCGTGATCAAGCCTGTGGTCCAGTCGGCCCAGGCCGAGGGAGAGGGGGCTGTCTTTGCGGTCCACGGCAAGATCAAGGCCGTGGAACTGACCATGGTGCATACGGTCATGGCCATGTCGGTGTACAGCCAGTTGGTAGGTGGATCGGCCCCTGCTATCACAGGTGCCACCCCAAACCTGATCGAGACAGTATCGGTGGCGGCTACGGCGTTTCCGTATTTCAAGGCCGAAGCGCAATGCAAGTCCATTACGGGCCTGGATACCCTGACGGCAGCGGACGCGGTGCCAGCGGACGCACACCTAGTCATGTACAAGTGCAAGCTGTTGGAAGTCCCCGAACTGGGCTTCAATGACGGCGAGTACGTAGGCGGCGACTTCAAGGCCCTGGCGATTGTGGACCCTGCCAACAGCAACAAGCTGTTCGACATTGTGGCCAACCAGACGGCGACGGCCATAGCATAACCCATGGCACCAGACGAACACATGACACCAGAGCAGTACAAGCACCTGACCACTGACCTGACGTTTCCCAGTGGGTTGCAGCTCATGATCAAGCCCCCGTCCATTGCCAGGCTCATGACCTTGCAACAGCAGGGCATGGCCGCAACCACCGATGAAAGCTACGTGGACTTCTTGGCCCAGGTCATGCTGGAAGTAGCCAAGGGGTTCCCTGATGGGTTCACCCTGGATGACATCACGGACCCCAGGGACTGGGCATATTTGGAACAGTACAGCCTGGGTTTTTTCGAGGCCATGCACTTTCAGGGTACCGCATTGACCGAGACACCGAGCGGGTCTTAGCGGAACGGTTTGCCACTACGGGCCAGTGGCCACATGACTTTTTGCACATCACGGCCCAAGAATGGCTGTTCGACCTGGAAGTGCTGGCCATGATGAACACGCGGGATCAGGACCAAGCATCTTACCGCCTGGCAGCGGCAGAGTTACGAGCGAGGGCCTATGACACTACAAGAGCTGAAACTACGACTGACGGCTGACGTATCCAATGCCCAAAAGGGGTTGGAGACAGCGGGCGGCCATGTCAACAAGTTCGGCGGCATAGTCAAAGCTATTGTGGGGGCCGCTGCCGTCACGGCCATGGTTTCATTTGGCAAGTCCTGCATCAATGCCGCTGGTGAGGCAGAGCAGGGGGAAACCCTGCTACGGTCCAGCCTGGGCAACATCAAGGGAATGACCGATGCGGCCAAGAACGCGGCTGTCGATTGGGTCAACACAATGGAGTCCAGCAAGTCGTTCGATGACAGCGAGATCAGCGCGGCACTCCAGCGCATGGCCCTGAAAACGGGGGACCTGGCCAGTGCCCAAGAGCTGGTCAGCGTGTCCATGGAAGTGGCCAGGAATAAGAACCTGGACCTGGCGACCGCCACGGGCCTGGTAGATCAGGCGTACAACGGGTCAGCTAGGGCCCTGAAAACATTTGGCATAGAGATTGGCCCCGATGGTGAAGCCCAACAAGGTATGGCCGCGATCCATGCCCTGCAAGAAAAGGTCAAAGGATCGGGGGATGCGTGGTCCCAAACCCTGGCGGGGCAAAAGGCTGCCATGGCTACCACATTCGGCAACTTCCAGGAAACCATAGGCGGTATCCTCATGCCCCTGGCCACAGAATTGATGAAACAGATCATGCCCCTGTTGAATAATGCCATGGAGTGGATCACAGATCACATGCCGGAGATACAGCGGGTGGTTACAGCCGTGGTCAACGGGATCGGGACCGTGTTCAAGGCCATAGGTCCCGTATTCAAGTGGATCGTGGACGGGATCAAGGATGTGATCGGGTGGGTAGAGAAAGTCATAGAGGCTATCGGGCGGTGGCTGGACCAGTTCAAAAAAACACAACAGACGGCTAGCGAGGGTCTATCGGGTGGGGCTGCCAGCGGCAACGTGAACGGCACCAACTGGCGGGCCAACCCGACAGGTGCCCACGCCAGCG